TTGAAAAGCGTTCCGCAAAGATCGTCATCAACCAGCCTAGTCGAATTGACGAAAAGGTTGGGCGTATACGTTTTCTTGTCGGAAATAATGCCGTCTGTAGCCGCTTGCGTACAAGCAATCGAGGGCATTGTGGTAGTTACCGCCGCGTTCGTCGCGGACTTTTACAACCAGTGAACTTCGAGCGAAGTACACATTCCGGCATTGTCGAGCAACAGGCGCTGATTGGTGCCGCCATTCCGAGCCCCCAAGGCCCGTAATACGTTGCTAGGCTCATAGCGCGGCAGGGCAGTAAGGCCGCCCCCGGCGATAAGCTCATTGAGCCTACGTTGTACCGCAACAAGTGCGGCGGTGGTTAAATTCTGTGCTGCCATCAGTCAGTTTTATTAATGCAAAAAGCCTATAACCGAGCTACGATTACAGGCTTTTGCCAGATTTGAAAAAGGTTCTATAGTTTACTAACCGCCTCGAAAATCTCCGACCTTTTTTTAGGGTCAGTTTCTAAGCTTAGTAATTCATTCGCTTGTTCTTTGCTCGTAATAATTACGGAACTTCCAGAACCGCCCGCGTTGCCCCCCGGCGAAGGTGCGCCCCCGCCTCGCTTGGTTGGGTCGGCTTTATTGAAGCCAAACGCCCAAGTAGATTCGACCTTTGCGGTTAGCGGGATTTGCGCCCCTAGTGCGTCGGTAATCGGTGCGCCGTCGGCATCAACAAGCACCAAGATAGCTTTACCGTCCGGCCCTATGACCTCACCGACATTATCAATGCCGACAAGATTAAGGGCAATTTCAGCCGCTGTTTGTGGTGTGGCGTTTCCTAGTACCGCTTTCTTTTCCGTCAGGTGGTGAGCGATCAGGGCCAAAGCTTTTGCCTTTGTACTGGCTTGGCTCTGCTCTTTTAGCTTACTTTCCAGCGTTGCTTTTTCGGCTTGGTAGGCTTGGTTGGCTGCGTTGAGGCGTTCAGCGATAAGCGCCTTAACCTCTGCGTTCTTTGAAAGTTCCTCTTTTGTCAAGGTGCCGCTACCCTTTGGCGGTTCGGCCTCTAAGGCTTCGTGTAGCAGCCTTAACTGCTCTTCGGTCGTATCGGCTTCAATGCCGTACTTTTCGATTATCNGGGCAAGGACTTTTTCGATTGCTTTGGCTTTCTTGGAAATACCGCCGTTTTCGCGATCTTTCCCAACCTGCGCAAAGCGGGCTTTGATTTGCCCGAACAGCGCCTCTCCTTGCTCGTTTTCGTCCTTGTCCTTTATTTCGGCTAAGAACGTATCAAAGTCTACCCCTTTGGGCAGTAGAGACTTTATCTGTGCCTCTGTCAGCTTAATTTCAGTCATATCGTTATGTTGCGTGTTTACGCCTGTGCCGTTTCTTGTTCAGGTTCGGCATCCTGACTTGGTGCGATTTTACGCGCTTTCTTTTCCTTCTGCTCGTGCGCCTCTTGCGCAAAATCGGGTAGTGTAACAGGTTGTTCGACTGGTTGCCAGATAGCGCCGCGATATGGCGGTTGGTGCTGTGCTGCTTCTACTTCCTCCGCCGTGTAATTGGCTGCGATCAGTAGCCCGCCTTTGTAGCCGTTATACGTCATTCCCCTTTGCTTTGCGCCCGCGTTTTACCGGGGCTGGTTCGTTGGTCGGTTGGTTCAATGGAGCAAATACAGGCGGTGCGGTAGGCTTTGCGGCCAAAGTGTAACCGCGCTGCTCAAATTCGTGCTGCTGGGCCTCTGTAACAAACTGGATGCGCCCGTCTTTATCGTAGGCAACGCGGCAACGCCCGGACGTTACCCGCTCGTCTTGTTGTGCCCTGCTTATCTTATCTTGTAACTCCATTGCTCCGCATTAGATAGCGCAAATATAGGCGCATAGTGTCGCGCTGACAAGCCCCGTCGGTTTTTTTGGGCTGTTGGTCGATTAATCTGGCAAAAGTTGGGGGAAGGGCGTAGTTTTGTGGAAACTAAATCAGAAACGATATGAGCGAACAGTTTTTATTTGGGCCGGAACACGTCGGGAGGCGGACCAAGTTGTTAGCCCGGCCTTTTTATTTAACCCGCCCCGATACCCAAACCTTAGAAAGGCCGACAATCAGCATTGCCGCATCGCGTCCGTGTTCGTTTGTTCGGCCTTTCCAATTCGTAGCCCTTGCGACATATTCAGCACTGTGTTTTGTCGCGCCGGACGTTGGCCGCTTCATTTCATACTTGTAGCCCTTCGCCTTCATGAACTCCTCCCATGCGGTACAATCTCGCTTGATTGACCCGGAGCCTATCAGGGTGCCTTTGTAGACATTCTTTTCGGATGTCGTCATCCTTGCCCCGGCCATGTACTTTTTGTAAAGCATAGCCTCATTAGCGCCGTACCACTGCCTTTGCCGGGCATCTTCGATAACAAAGTAAGTCCGAGGATCAGCGGCGGCCAGTTCGTTGCAGCGCTCAAACGCCGCCCAAAGTTCGTAGGATGCAATCTCGGTAAATTCGCCCATAAAGTTTTCGGGCGTGAAACGTTTAACGGCAAATCCGGTATTTGCACCGGGGTCAATTCCAACTACTTGCATGGTTTTTCTTTGCAAGGTACGGCCCTTGTCGATAAAATCAAAGCGTTCGTCGATAAAAACGGCATGGTAAGTTTAGGTGGCGTACATTTGTAGCGAATCAAAAACAGACGATTATGAAAGAGAATAAGAGCCGATTTGGCTGGCAAGATTGGGCTAACTTTGAAACAATAGATGCAGACGGCGATGTTGAGCAATTCGAGTTTGAGCCAACAATAATAGAAGGCCAATGGTTTGTGAAAAGCGGCGCATCTGTATCACTAGGTACGGTAGAAAATGATTTCGGTATTTTTAGCATATTAAGGCGATACGAGCCAGAAGCCACCGTCGTTGACCAGCTCAACGACATACGTTATTTACCCGGCGGCGGCGCAAACTTTCGCCTGACTGTAACCGACGGCACGACCGAACAAACCGCCGCCGTTGACCTGTTCGAGTTTTTGATCTGGGCGCAAGCAGACGGCCTGATCGACTCATACAGCGCTGAAAATGTGGGCGAAGAAGTTGTGATTTTGCCCGTGCCATACGAAGAGCAAAGCCACCGGGCAACGGCGCAAGTGAAGCGACTGTATGTCTGGTTGCAACAAATGCCTTTAACGGCCTTCACACGGGCACTGAACGAACGCCCGGCGATGTGGACGGCGTTTGACGAAAACATGGAACCAATCAACGCATAGATATGAAATTGTACAAAATCATTGCCACCCTGCCAGACAAAACGACGGGCGAAGGGCGCAACACAATTACGCACGTTAGCCGGGCGATCACTTGCCGCACCGGGCTAACCTACTCGAACGCGCTGGACATTAAGAGCCAGCTACAAAGCCGACGTTTCACGGTATTACAGCAGCTTTGCAGCGGCTTAGACCGTGACCAGATCGAAGCCATCATCTCAAATGCGGCTACGTTTTCTGTTGAAGAACAGAGCGTGACGGCGCAATGACCAACAACATGGAAGATTCTATTCTTGCAATAACCTGTATTTGCGTGGCTTATAGCCTTATCACTGGCATCAAAACCGCTGTCAGAGAATTGTTAACAATGAATAACGTGTCAGAAACAATAATGGCAGCTATTTATATAGCTTGTCTTATTACATTGGCATTTGTCTTTGTCTTTTCTTATGTTATTGTAGCGCAATAACAACCCGCGTCGATAAAAAGCCGCCGTTCGTCGAATAAATTTGCTCGAATGGCGGCTTTGTCGTTGTTTTGGGTATTGTTAATCAAAATCGACAAACAATGAGAACGATGTATGTGGCTTTTTGTGTTGTTGGCGGCTGAATTGCAACGGGAGTTGGAGTTGCTGGAATTAGTACCATACGGCAAAGAGTATTATCGCAAGGTGCGGTAAACTAATTAAATGAATCCTTTATCAGGGGCCGCGTATGTATTTACGCCGCCCCTTTGTTTTGCGATTGCCGCCCCTACTTGATCCGAAACAAAGTTACGCTTATGGCGGCAACGATACCCCCCGTTCGCAATCTCGACGGGCAGCGTTTTGTTCTTGCCTTTCCAGTCTGATCTATTCCAGCTTGCTATTTCGTCGTTCGTGTATACCCGGTTAAGCCGCGACAAGCAAAAAGGCCGGGTATCGTCAACCGCCGTACCCGCGTAGACCGATAATGTAAGCCCTAAGCGCTCTGCTTGCTCGTCATGGATGGATTGGTCGAACGCTGCGAAAAGATCGCCGCTGTATCGGTCTATGTGCCGCACAAGCTCACCGTCGTTAGGGCTGAGGATCGAACGCAAGCGCCGCCGCATCTGGTTAAGCGTTTCTTTACTCGTTAGCGAGGTTGTCAAGGCCCGCCCGACGCGCTGCGCAACTTGTGTAGTGTTCAACGTCGCATCTAAGTACGAATCGGGCACAACTTCGCCCGTCTGCCTGTTGTAGCCGTATAGTAGCAGTATCTTGTCGATTGCGTCGCCTTCGCTTTCAGCCGTCAGCCCTTGCGCGGCGAAGTACTCGGTGTTCTTTTCGACCAGTCGCAAGAAAGCGGCAATGATGCGCTGTAAGAAGTTGGGGCGACTTTGAGCAAGTGCTGAATTAATTAGGACACTGGCAGTTCGGCCCCGGCGAATGTTGGCAACTGAAAAAGCAAGGCGCTTCTTTGTGTCGAACACATATTCAGCCGTAAGCGTCAGCAAGCCGCGCAATATTTCGGCTTGAACAGCGCGGGCGATGTCTCGCAGCGCTTTCTCGAACTCATTTATCGTCTGCTCGCTGTTGTTCTGTTCGTAGCTCATACCCGGATGTTTTACGCCCCAAAGTCAACCACCGGGGCCGACATTACCTTAATCCTTGCCTTAACCATTTCCAGCGCAATATCTACCCGCCTTTGCTGCTCTTGTTCGGTCAGCTTGGAAAAGTGCAGCCCGTTCAAATCAGTCTTGAGTAGCCGACAAAATACCGTCCAGTTCTCGTATAGCAGCTTATCGGGATCGTCAGCCGCCCGGTCTGCGATCACTTGCGCGGCTGCCTCTGGGGTTAGGGTTGCAAAAGGTTTGTAGGCGAACAACGCTAAAATATCATTACGGGTCAAACTGTCGTCTGGGTACTGCATCTCAATCAGCGTCGTTTGCAGTTTTTCGATCACTTCGCCCGGTGCGTTGGCTTCGACTGCTTGCTTGTAGGTCGATAACACCTGATCAAGCGGAATAACCTTAAAGTCTTGCCCGTACTTTGCCGACACGTCGCTATCTTTCGCCCGGCGCACATACTGAAACGCAAGACGGTAGGCTTTTTCGATACCGCGCTCGATCGCTTCCCCGATGGAAGATAAAACGTTGTTGATTTGGTCGGCTTGGAACTTTACCTCAGTCGCGGTGCGTTCAACCGCAAGGCGAGGCGCGGTGTCGTTTTGGTTGAACGTGACAGCGAAAACCATTTTCGCGATGCGGTCAAGCTCTTTAACAAAAAACTCTGTCGGCTTTATATCCACGTTGAAGTAGTGAACGAGCTTGGCAAGATCGACCATTTGTTCAGCCGTCATACCCTCCTCGTAGCGCATGGTGATAACGTCGCTTTCGCTTCGTGCCTGCATTCGTCCGGTGCCCTGGCATTGCCCGCATTGGTGCCGTTCTTCACCTTCACCAATCCAGCCACCTAAGCAGGGTTGGCCCTGTTCGTCTTGGTAGTTGCAGGGCTTGACATATTCGGCCCGGTTTGGGAAAACGTGCAATGTCTTTTGAGCCGACAAGTAAACGGTATCGCGCAAAAAGTCGTAAAGTAAGCCAATTGCGTCTTGGTACATCAACTGCTTGATGGGCTTGCGCTCGTACTGGAAAGCGCCGGGCCGGAAAAATGGCACCTCTTGCGCGTCGTTCTCGACCACCTTGTATAGCCAGCTTTCGGGCTTACCATTGACGGTATAGATAATGCTATTCCAGCCTTCGGACGGGTCTATGCGCGTATGGATGATCGGTTGCGCGTTGTAGACGGCCCGGATGATGAAGCCCGCGCCGTAGAACCAAATACTTTCAACCATTACCTCTTTGCCGTCGGTCGTCGATTCTTTATAGTGAATCCCGGCGCATAGATAGACGGTATTGCCAAAGTTGTCGAGGCCAAAATCATACGCCTGTTCGCTGCTAAACTCGACCGGGTATACCCGTGCATTGGTCACGCCGTTATCATCATAGTTTTGCCGCTCGAACCCTACCCACATATTCGGATCGCGCAAGTTGGCATATTTGGCCGCTTCGTACAGATAATCGACCAGCGTTAGCCCTTCGTAGAAGTTCTCAAATTGCCGCTCGACTTCATCTTTAAACGTTTCGTCTGGGTGCGTTATGGTGATGTCAAGCCCGCCAGACTTCGCCCGTTTGATGTGGGTGAGCATTGCGCTGATTGGGGCAATGATGGCCGCCGTTTGCGGGTTGGACAAGTTGACGCGCTGGCGGCTTATTTCGTGATCCTCATTAGGCCTATATCGCCTCATGTGGTCGTATACCTCGCTTGGCTTGTCCGCGAAGATAATCTCCGCTACCTCCTCGAAATACACCGCCTTGGCGTAATTTTCGTGTCGTGCCTTCTTTTCGATTATTTGTTTCAGCCTTGCGTCCGCTTGTATAATGTCCATTGCCGTATTGTTATTGGGCAAAGGTAAGGGATTGGGCCGGAATTGGAAAGCCCGCCGGGCTGGTGGGGGATAGGAACAAAAAGCCCCGACGGTGTGCCGGGGCTGCCAAGGGATTGCACAAAGCTTGTTGATTATACAATCTTGGAATTTGACAAGACAAATGTTAATCGTTATCTAGCCTCATAAGTTCATCCGGTTCAAGGTCGAACTCGTGGCGGTAATGTGAACTTTCGTCAGTATCGCAAGACAGGGCAAAAGTAAGCGTGTGAATGTGAGCGCCGTTTGAATCTACTCCGGCACTAAATACGCTATACCTGCCAATGATTCGCGGCCTTTGCTTTGGATCGGTTCGTAAATATACGATTGTTCCGATTGGCGGCACGTCTAAGCCGTTGATTATTTTTAGGAGCATTGGCGCTAAATAAAGAATGAATAAACACCCGCAACGGCAACGGATAACTCTATTATGCCCATTTGTTAATATTTATCGCCCACCGCTACGAACGGGGGCAAGGTGAGCGGGGCAACAAAGCCGCCGTAATAAAACAATTCGCATGATCTGGATTCATACCGAATGGATCGCCAAAAAGAGCAATCATTAAAAGCGGGCGTCTCGGCATCAAACCTAATTTCCCAAACCCATTGCCCAACATCAGGCACCCACGCCTCAATCATGCTAAAGCTCTCCGTCGCCGCGCCCTTGTCATATTGGAACCCATCTTTCAGCATCACCCGCGCATAAGGCACGGCACCGCTTCCGGGTCGCCGTTCGTTCCAGCTATGAAATATACGAACCTGCCAAGGCTCGTGAATGGTGCCCCGGACGCGGACGTATTGGCCGGGAGTGAATTGGCTATTCTCCATCTGTCTCAATTTTTGGCAGCCTTGCGCGGTATTGTAGCACCGCATTGTCAGCGAATTGGGTAGCATTAATATTGCCAAGGTAGAAAGTGAAGGTATGAAGCCATAATTTACCCTCCGTTTCATTACGGAAGGTTACAGGCTCGGTTTCTTCTATCTTTTCGGTTATGGCGGTGGCGATCTGGTCTCGGTTTAATGGTTCTGTTTTATTGCTCAACATGGCGCTTGATTAGGATCTTCGAATCGCGCCCAATCATTCCAAGGAAACCGCCCTTTATTCTCTTTCATCGTTTCTGATTTAGTTTCCACAAATTTACGCCATCCCGAACACAAATCAAAGCGCGTTTGGTTATTATCGACAAACGGCGTATTTTTACCGACAAAACAACAGCAATGCAGCAAGGAATATCTTTAACCGCGCAATTTATACCGAGCCTAAACGGGCAATTTGAATACTTTGCGCACCCTTATAGCGGTATAGTTATAGCAAGTTGCGGTGATACGTCAGTAGGCGATACATTGATACCTGATCTTATCGCAGACGAAACCGCCCTAAACGAACTGCTTGCTGCCCTAATCGCCAGGGCAGACTATAAAGGCCCAGAGCAGAAGTCTGGACGGAAGGTAAACCTATCGGAAGCGCCGCACTACATCAAAGAGCAGATCAAACAGCGATTAATTGAAAAGGGCTACCCGGTGCGCCCCGATGCTGACGCGTCTAAATGGGTTGGCATTGTGGCAGGGGAATACAACTACAAGAAATTTGTGCATACCGTCGCCAATTTGCACATTTTCCGCGCAACATGCCCCGGTCTCGGTCGAAACCTGGATTGGGCGACGTTCTACGCGATGCTATGACAGCATCGACGGTAAGGCCGTTCTAGTGCTTCCGTGTTCCATCACCGCATAGTACCGCAAGGCATCCAGCGCGTGATTGTAGTCACCAATCGGGCGCGGGGGCGAATATAGCCGCCCTTGGTTGTCTGTTGCCCATTTGTATTTTCGTAGCTCTTTGATGACATTGAGCGAACGCGCCGTTACATGGAGTTTGAACCGCTGGACGGTATTAATGCCGTACTTAATCGAATCCGCGCCCTTTGTTGCCGCCTTGATAGCATACCCGGCGCGGCGTATTTCTTCGATGCTCTTAGGCTCTGCTGCATCGGCCCAAATATATTGAAGCCGTTGAAGTTTTAGCCCGGTCATAGCCTCGCAAAGGTCAGGATTGGTTAAGCCTGTGTTATAGATAAGCTCGTCCACATACAATTCCGTTTTATTCAGCACTCCGCAATCAAGCAGCGCGACCGGATCAGCCCCAAAGCCAAAATCAAGCCCGTAGGCGCGTTTAGCTAGGTTCTTTGGCATCTCGTCAACTATAACAAAGTCCGGGTAAACCAAGCCCTCAATCTTGCCGTATTGCCCTAAGCCGTACACTTGCCACAATTGCGGGTCTACCCGTTCTAATCGCTCAATCTCTTTGCGCTGGGCGTCGGTGATGTACGGGTTGTCTTTGAACGTGCTTACAATTACATCCACGTCGCCGTCATGTTGCGCCCGCTCTTGTTCGATCTTTTCATTAACCCAGATATAGGGGTCGGACGGGTTGAGGTCTAAGATAACAAGGTCAGTCGTTCTTATGAACAACTGAAAGAACTCCTGGTCATAGTTTAGCTCGTTGGCTTCATTGCAGTATAAGATGTTCGACTTATACCCGCGTATTTTCTGCTGATCGTCCGCGCCGATCAGGAACACTTCGCGCCCGGCAAAGGAAAAGGTTTTGTTGGTCTTGTTGTGCGTGACTAGCCCGTAAACACCCAGATCAACCAGCACGGCGATAAAATCGGCCTCAACCGTCTTTGATAGCGTCGTCTGGTGCTTGCGTACAATTGTTGCCCGGCCCTTGTCGATTCGGAGGTTAGCGCGTATTTGGCCCGTCATCAGCCAAATGGCGATTTGCTGGCAGTTGCTATACGTCTTGCTTGATCGGGTAGAGCCGCGATGTACGACAATGCGCCCGGTGGTTGCCCAGCTTCGCTCAAATACCGTTGTCGCGCTTATACTTAGCCTCATTTCACTATTTTCACGTCTACTCCTTCGATTTGGATGGGGCCGCCGTCGGGGCCGGATAGCTCGATATTAGACTTTACTTTGCCGTATGCGCGATCTAGTAACACCTCGGCAGCGCGGGTATTGCCCTTGATCGCTTCTTTTGCAAGCCTGTCGATTATCTGCTTGGCAATGGTCATGCCTTGCTCACCAGATTCATTCAGCACTTCGCCTAATAAAACGTCAATTTCCGGTATCTTCTTAGGCCGTCCGTTTGGGTTGCCCGTTTGGCCTTTTTTAAACTTGTGCTGCTCTATATCTTTTGCTGCCATCGCTTTATTATTGTGCTGTTTCCGTGCTGTTCTTGCGTTTTCGTGTGCTGTTATCTGCAAAAGTGCGTCATTTCTCACATACTGACAAACAAAAACGCCCGACCAATTTAGCCGGGCGTAAACCTCACTGTATGAATGAAAGACGATCATAACCTGATTAAACCCCTTCGTCGCCGTTATACACGCCGTCTGGTAGCGTTTCTGAAAACTCGGCAAAAGATAAATCGCCAGCGCTGTTGTCCTCTATCGAGTCTATGCGGGGGTCGTTCTTACCGTCTGGCTCTGGCATATTGTAGGCGATTTGTTTTGCGATTGCGCCGCTTTGGCTGTTGAAGATTGCGAACATGGCTATTTGTTTTTGTTGTTGATTAATTATACCACGAATATACTATCAATCGAACCACAAAAGCAATTTTTATCGACCAATCAACTCGTTTTATCGACGAACGAATCAAAACAGCCGACGAACGTCATTTATCACCCAAAACCGTCTTGAAGTCGTACCCCATCTGCTCGATAATAAGCCTCAACCGCTGAAGATGCGCCCGCGCCAGCCTCTTACCCCAATAGGTTTTTAGGCTGGCTAAGTTCTGCTGCACAAACGTCGCCGGGTTGTGTACGGCTGTAATTGGCGGCGGCATAACGATACGGTCGGGTAGCAGCACCGTATCGAAGAACACTATCAGGTTTTCGAGCTGCTTATTCATTATCGCCCCCTTTGCTTATATACTGCCTTACCTGCTTGCCGCCTTCGTGGTACTCGATCACCTCACCGCCTTGGGCCATCTTGCGAATGGCTCGCGTTTTCCAGTAGCTTATTACCCGGTCGTTAGCCGCGTTTGCCGCCTCTCTGTACGCCTGTGCCATCATTTCCATTTGTTCGCGTCGTTGGGCCTCTTGCGCCTTGGATTGCTCCGCAACGATTGTAGCGACCATTGCAGCGATGCTATCCGGGCGAACTATGCCCGCAACTTGCCGCCCAATGTTGGCGAATCTTGCCAGGTCGGTATTTGGTATACCCGTAAGCGCTTTGTTTGTCTTGGCATCCACTACCCGCTCACCGACAGACAAGTTAACAGGGATGCTATCGCTACGGCTGTTGCCCGGCCCGTGTACGTACTCGGTGCCGTCCTTGAACCCTTGCCGCTGCTGGCGGGCTATTTGCTTACCCTGCGCGATTATACGAGCAAGTAAGGCAATGCCGCCAAGCGCCGCAACAAGCCCGATAATACCGCCCCGTGCGCCCGATGCCGCAAGTGATATGGTTGCGCTTACGATGTCGCTTGCCTGCTGTGCCGCGTCTAGTGCAAGTTTTGCCTTTGCCGCCTTGGCTTCAAGTTCGCCCCGTTCTTTCAGCGCGGCGGCTCGTGCCTTGTTCTCATCTTCGAGCGCGGCGGTAACCAAGGCCAGATTATTAGCGTACCCGTCCTGCTGGCGCTTCTGCTCCTCATCGACCCGTGCTTGCAACTCGCTTATGTTCTTGTCGATCGCGGCGATCTCTGCATTAAGCGCGTCGATGCGGCTTTGGTTGATCGTATCGAACAGGCCTACCATGTTGTTAGCAACGTTGGATAGTGCAGCCCTTAGTTGCTGCTGCCCGCCTTCGTCCAGGCCTAGCGCGGCGAATAGCTTTTGCTTGAACGCGGCCACCCCGGTAAGGCTTGCGCTTGCAAGCTTGTTGTACTCCTCCTGAATCGTTGCTAATTGGCGGCGAATGCCTATAACCACGTCCGAACCTACAAGCCCGTCCAAAAACGCCTGTTGGGCAATTGCTGCCTGTTGCTCCAGTGCGACTTTGCGAACGCCCAATTGTGCAAGCTCGGTCTTTTGTAGCGCGGCCAAAGCTTCGCCCTGCTGGCTTATTGCGTCGAGTCGGTTTTGTAGGCTTTCTTTTTGGGCTTGTTCGGTCTCCCTCAGCGCTTGCGATTCGGCCACCTTGCGCTTGTCCTGTTCGGCAATAATGAACGCGGTGATCTTTTCTTCGGTTGCCTGTGCGGTTAGGGCACGGAACGCGGCAAACTCGCTTTGCAGATCAAAGGCTTTGCGCTGCTCTGCGTACAACTTCATTAGGGCTTGCTCTGTGCGGTCAATCTCTGCTTGTGCTGCATCGCCTTGGGCGCGTAATGCCGCCACGCTGCCAAGTTGTGAGTTTTGGAGTGCCTGTAGTTGTTCGCGGAACTTGCGTACTGCTTCGTTTAGGCGTTCTTGTTCTTCGCGCTGTTGCTTGGCGCGGTCGATGGCTTCGCGGCGGAGTGATAAAAGTGTTTGCTGGTCGGAAAACTCACGGGCGGCGGCTGATGATTGCAGCTTGATTATTTCGGCCTGTAACTTGCGCTGTTCTTCCAAGTTGGTAGCTACCCCGTCGGCTAATTCGCCCTCTTTTGCAAGGCGATCAAAGCGGGCACGGGCGAAGCGTAGGCGTTCGGCTTCTAATTCGCCCTCTTGCCGGGCTGCTTCTTTCAATGCGGCGGTACGCTCCCTAATGGATAGGCTTTCATTTCCAGCAGCTTGGCGGCGCTGTTCGATGACGGCGGTTTGCCTTGCCTCCTGAACTATAAACGCCTCTTGTTCAGCCAAGATACGGCGCTGTATGCGCTCAAAGTCTTGCGCGGCGCGTCCTGCTTCTGCATACCCACCGGCGACAACTTGCCCGGCTGCGGCGGTTACATCGCCCCATGTTTTAGTGCCAGCGATTAGGCCCACTAGCGATTCGCCAAAGGTGAAAAGCCGCCCGGTCAACTCCTTGACAATACCCGACACAAAAGCCAGCTTATCAGCGAAAAACTCTGACGCCTTTTGGCTTTTCGACAAGAACGATATTACAGGAATCGCAATCATTGCCACAAGCCCCAACCCTAGAGCGGCGGCGGCTCCGCGTGTGGTTAAAAGCTTGCCAGCGGCGGCTTTAGCTTGGTTGCCAAAGAAACGGGCCGCGTTGCCTGCTCCGCCTAGCGCTTCGGCAATTTGCGGGCCTTGTTGGAGTAGTGGCCGGAACAAGCCTTGCCCGCTACCAATCTGAACGGCTAAGTCAGTGAACTGCGCGGTAAGGTTCTGAACTTGGTAGGCCGCAAGGTTGGATGTACCGCCAGCCTCAGATATGTTTTGGTTGAGCAGCTTATTTTCGGCTGCCAGCGCTTCAACTTCTTTGGTCTGTATGCTTATGGATTTGGTAAGCTCGTCCATCTGCATACGCAATGCCTTTGCCTTTGCCGTGCTTGCGTCCAGTCTGGCGTATTGCGCCTGCGCCTTGGCTAGTTCGGCCCGTTGCCGGATAAGCGCCTTTTCGGTTTCGTTAATGGCCTGCGTATTGGCGTTCATAGCCTGTTTGTACTGCGCGACGGTACGAACGCTACTAGCTAGTGCCCGGTCAGCTTGCCCGACGGCCCCGGCTAGTTCTCCAAAAGCCTCGGTTCCAGCCTGGCCGACCTTATCGACGGCGCTTTGGGTGCGTTCTGCATTATCGACCATCTTGTTAAAAGATGCATCTACCGCGCTATCGTCTATTACTGTTTTTAGAACTACTACTTCCGTCGCCATCTTGTTTCGCTTTTTTGTTGGCCCTAACCACGTAGCGCCAAAATTCCCGATAATCCATCGCCCAGAGTTCGGAGTGCGAAGCATGGGCAAGAACGGTAGCAACAAGCAATATACAATCTTCGACTGATTCTTGCAACAGGTCGCCAACCATCACAAATTTACGGTTTTTTATGGTTACGTGGCCCGGTAATCGTTCGCTTTCTTTTTCCTTGGCGCTCCTTAT